TCCGCGACCAAGCAGACCAGTACCACGTCCATAAATACCAAGTTGGCGAAGACGTGATTTAGCACGATTGAGTTTGTTGGCACCAAGAGCACCAAGTCCTCCACCAGCCATCATGCCAGGACCAGGGTCAGATGTTGAAGCGACGGGATCTGTCGTCACAGGATCTTCTGTAACAGGATCCTGTACGGTTTGATCGTTATTTACCTGATTTGGCACATAACCTACACCACCAATTGGGTTCTTGATTACCTTTTTATCTTGTTCAGGTAGTGAATACTGCTTACCAAATCCGCGAACGGTTTCACGTCCACCAGGTCGGATAGCTGTACCACCCATCATGAACCTGCGATCCGTACCAGGAGTCACCGAGCCATAACCACTTTGAGGATTTTGGTAGCCGCCACTTGCGCGAGTTCCACGCATACCTTCTAATGCTTGACCAATCCTCCCAGTGCCAAAGGTAGGCTTCTGGGTTAGCCCGTAGAAACCACCATAAGCAGGCCCAGCCTCCTTAATGAGCATGTTAGCGGCACCAGAATTAAGATTAATACCTGTCCTCTCGTTAGATTTCAGGTTCTGGTTAACCGAGTCAAGCCGTTTGACAACAGTCTGCGCCGATGCACCAGTTGACTTGGTGATGTTATTTAGTTCTTGCTTGGTGATGCCACCTACACCCGCTTGCCGAATAGCAAGCTTGACGCCTTGATTTTTTGATTCCTTCTTAGCCATTGTTTTCTTCAGTGAGACGATGGTTGATCCACTCGACCACTGAACGTTGGCCAGAGCGGTACATTATTAAGTTTGTCGGATCATCTGGATGTGGATTGACTGAAGGAAAGTTGTCCTCCAGTTCTTGTAAGATTGATTGAAGCTGCAAGCCTGATGTTTCCAGCAGGCTAAGCATATTGTGGGAGGTTGGGGTTTGCATGTTCAAAGAACGCAGGCATCCGAGCACGTTGTGTTTCGATCAACCCTTCTGCTTTACCTGCATACATCAAGCTATCACTTTGATCAAGCCAGAACTGTTTGTCCAGGTACTTGTTCTCGGATTTCTTGAGAGGTTGCATTACCCAATTAATGGTTGCCTTCCTGAGGCGATCAAGAGAAGGAGATACAGTGAGACCAAGCTCACGACATACCAAGCTATTCGTTGCCACATGAACTTGCTCGTCACGACTAATGTCCGCACTTACTGTTCGGAGACCAGCGTCACCATTAAAGCGGAAGAAGGGGAGTAGAACGAAGAAAATTGCACGCTCGGCCACCATTGCTTTGAGGACCGTGTGATCTGGATGCGCCGTCCAAGCATCGCGGAGTCGCATTGCTTCTGCTTCAGCAACTGGGTCAGTGCCGAGAGCTTGGGCGATGTAACCGAGAGCCAGGTCGTGGTTCTCTTCGTCTTTGATGTTGGATCGCAGTAAGTCCCGCGATAGCTCTGGAACTTCATTCTTCAATGCATCGTTAATAAAGTCGCCAACAGGAAGTTCCATGTGGCGAAGGGCGAGAGCCCGGAAGATGGTTTCCTCCGAGCCCTCAACAAGTTGACCCGCAGTGGTTTGCACTGGTGTCCACTTACGTTTTCGATTAGATAGTTTCTGATAAGGGTTCATTCGCCGCAATTACAATCTGGAGCTTGGTGCTGGCTAGCGCCAACAGGGTCGTCATTAAACAACTCGTCCAGGTAATCGTCGATGTCAGATTGAGACAACGCAGCGTATGCGTCTGACTTATCCTGAACATCTCCCATTACCTGCAAGCTATAATACAAAGAGGTTTGGGGGCTGTTCAGCCATTCCTCAATAAACCGTTCATCGTAAGTAACAACGTCGCTCCACGAATTAAAACTATATCCGTGTAGCAGATTTGTCAGACTAAGAAGACGGACAATACCGTTAGCTACTTTGAAGTAATCATCCCAGCCAACTTCAGACGCGATCTCAACAGGACCGTAGTCAAAGCTCTGGACGCCAAATGTACCGCTATCACGATCTACTTGACGGGCAATGGGAGGAGCGATCTCAGGGGTAGTGGTGTACCCATCGAGATCCATGTACCGGTAACTGCACGAGGCAGTAGGAGCAATGGCAAAGGCACGCACCATCTTGTTTGCCTTGGCAATCTCTGCAGCCTCACGGATACCAGCGTGGATCTCGTGAGCCAGTACCGCAGCAGGAGTCCGTTCATGAGGTTCGTTGTTCACAATGTGCATCAACGCCTCACCAAACTCCTTGTAGCTCACGCCTTGTTGACGGAGCAAGTTGGAAAGCCCAAGCATTCCGAGACCGACCTGGCGATCAACCTCTGGAGTGAGGTATTCACCGCTGTCTCCAACACCTGTTTTTGAGTGGAGGTGACACAGTTCGGACATTCCACGTGAAAACGCAGATCGAATGTCATCAAGTTCGCATGCCCCAAGGTTGACATGTTGCAGTAGACAGGTGCCCCGTGTTGGCAAGTACACCTCCAGGCAAACATTTCCGTAGATACGTTGTCCATGCTTATCGACTTTTGTTTTGTTGAGCCAAACGTCGCCGCGTTTGATGGCAAGAATCAGAGCTTCCTTGACTTCGTTCGTGGTAACATTCCACCAATGGTGGTTGATGTTGACGCAACGCTTAACCCAAGGCAGCTCAGAACGGGAAGCTGTGATGAACTCAAGCACATCAGGATGGTTGAGATCAAGATGACATACAACAGCTCCATTCTTATAGACCCCACCACGCCTCAGGATTTCGTTGAGGGTGGAGTAGATCTTGGCGAAGGACACAGGGCCAGATGCCACAAGACCCTTGCCATTCTCAGATCCTTTGCTACGAATCTTGGAGAGGTGTACCGCAACGCCCGCTCCATAGCGTAGAGCATGACTAACGAATCTCCACGAAGCTTCGATTCCATTTGGTCCTTCCATTGTGTCTTCCACCACGAACACGGTGCAGCTCACAGGTAGACGAGATGTCGGATCATCAATCCAACTTTGTACACGGCCAGTACGTGCGATGAGTTCTTTTTCCACAGTAGTATTAGACAAGATCAATGAGTGAAGGTTCAAAGTAGTTAGGCCCTTTGAGGATCTTTCCGTCCTCACGACGTATGGGCTTGCCGTCTTCCCCGAGCTTGCTCATGTTGCTGGCATGCACACGGTTGAACGCCGTCTGCAGATCCCAACCAAATGCTGCAGCCATCTGATGACACACGTACACCAGATCAGCAAGTTCCTTCAACAGGTGCTCACGTGCTCGCTTATTTGTGATGTCCTTAAGCAAATCAAGATAAGCATGAGCTACCTCAAGGTGCTCCTCATCGATCAAATTCTGCTGAAGCTTCAAAGAGGAAATCGTCAGACCGAGCGGCAGCTCGTACGCTGTCCGAAACTCGTACGCTGCTGTTTCGTAGAAACTCACGTTCGTTTTCAAGGTAGTGGATTGCTTTGGTGAGATCGTCAATGGGGTCTGCTGTGGGTTTCTTTCCACAACGACTGATGTATTTGATTGCATTACCAAGATGGAAACTTAGTTGTTGTTCTCGGATGAAGTCTCCGACTTTCCAACTTGATCCGTAATGCTCTGGACTAAGGGCCATTGCTTTACTAGGTTTGATACGGTATTAGAGAGAACAAAGTTTTGATGTTGCAATGCAAGGAAGACAGTGATGATGTCCTCCTTCTTTGCATCAGGCAGCAGATCCTGCAGCCGTCTCATCTTGAACTGTTGTTCCATCGTCATCTCCAGAACGGGAGGTGGGGGTCCAAAGGATTGGCTCATTGGTGTCGAAGTTGTAGTCGGTGTACTGGAGTATCCGCGCGAGACGTGCATTAAGAAGAGCATCATCTTCGGTCATTCCTCGTTCTTCAAAGGTTTGGACTACTGTTTCCCAACAGCACCCGTGTTTATCCAGTAGTGCATCAGCACGTTTGATGCCAATCCCAGGAGCACCTGCGTAACCATCCGTCTGGTCACCACTCATGGTTTGAATCAGATGCCAACGATCTCCTTCTTCCTTGGTGATTTCAATCACAGGATTCTTGAGATCAAACAGCAGTCCTGGTATCTGTCTCATGTCCTTATCAGGTGAGCAGATAATCAGCTCGTTCTCTGATTCAATTGGATCGGTGGCGTAGATACCAAGGGCATCGTCAGCCTCTAGGTTGTCAACGACCATGGTGACGTAGTTATCACCACACCAATTGAGTAGGCGCTTGTACCCGCAGGGCTTCTTCCTATTTCGATGACCCTTGTAATCCGGGAAAATTTTTTTCCTGAAATTCTTTGGGCTACTGAAGAAAAGGATGAAGTCATCGAACTGACCCATGCATTCAGCAATGGACATCAGCTCCTTCTGGAACATCTCCAGCACTTCCGAGAAGCGGCTTGTGACAACGATTACATCATCGTTGAAGTCGATCTCATCTTCACAAGCAGCACAGGTTTTGTACGCGAGGAAGTCAGCGTCAATGAGCAGTGTCATTTACCTTGCCCTCGACGTAGCTTCTTAGTGCCCTTGGGGAGTGATCGTGTTCCGTTGCCTTGACGTGTGTGCTTGAACTTGGCACGTGATTCAAATTGTTTCTTGGCTAGGTTTGTTTTGGATTTGGTTGGTGGCATCTAAATACTCAAGAGCTTTTTTAACAATGGACGGGTCGTCGTAGAACTTTCCTAGCCCTAGGTTGCATCTATCACATATGTATCCTCTAAACACCTTTTTACTGTGACAATGATCTAAAACCCACCGTTCCGTATACATGTTGCATATTGGACAGTTTCCTGGTGGAGGAGCCGGGTGTTTACTTTTTAGCTGATCACGCAAATGAGTTGCCTCACGTATACATTGCCGACAACGCCTATCAATGCCGTCCTTGTTATTTTTATGCTTAGGGAAAGAGGCTACTTCCTTACCTACGCCGCAGATTATGCATTTTCTAGTGGGTGTCTGCCCAAGTACTTCCTTTACTAGATTCGGCTGCAATAGGAATTCGCAACCCGTAATATTCGCCAGCGAGAGCTGCTGACAATTCAAGATTAAACATTAACGTGTCCGCATGAGCGGGGTTACATTCAACCTGAAGCTCATCATGAACAAATGCCAGTTGATCAGCTTCAATATTCAGTTGTTTAATTTGGTCGTTAGCGATGACCATCCATCGCTTTGCAATGACACCAGCTCCTGATTGCAGGAGATAGTTCAAAGCTTTATGGGGTCCATCAACAGCGATACGCCGTCCATCAATTGAATTGATGTGGCCAACTGATTGAACCTTTTTCTTGACGGCCTCAACAAGATCGCTAAGACCTTCAATTGCATCAAGATACGCTTGCCGTATCTCTGCCCCTTTCTTCTTTGCTTTATCGGGTGAAAGCTGAGGGTCGTATGAAAAGCCGATCTTTTCGTTCCCAGCCCCATAAAGAAAAGCATAGGTAACGGTTTTGACGAGCTTACGACTAATGCCAATCTTGTCGGCATTAACTTGGTGGATATCCCCATTGAGAAGGATTTCACCATAGCGGCCACCGTCATACTTACTAAGGTAATGCGCGAACATCCGCAACTCGATGCCGCTAAGATCGGCCCCAACCATGCATAGTCCTGGAGTTGCAGTGAAGAGTCGTCGGAATCGTTCATCAGATGGGACTTGGGCCAGATTTGGGTTTCTATGGGCACATCGGTGAGTGTTAGTAGAGACAGAACAGTTGTGGTGGATTCGGCCCTTTCTGACAAGCTTTAGCCAGGCGTTATTGCCGTCTGACAACATGCCAAGTTGCTTAGTCAGTTCCAAACACTGAAAGAATTCCAGTGCAATTGGAGTACCTATGTCCTTTAGAACTACTTCGTCAATAGTTGCTTTTCCAGATTCTGTGAACTGGGTTGGTTCCCATCCATAGAACTGCTGCATGATCCAAGCGATGTGATCTCGCGAGGTTGGGCTAAGATCCTTGAGGCGCGTAAAAGCGCATCCAGGTATATATCCCTTGGTCTTGTTAGAACGACGAGGAGTAAACTCGCCTCCCGCAACGAAAGGGTGCCGCTGTCGAAGAGATCCTTGCAGCGAGTCAAATGCAGATCGTAGTTCTGATTCCAACTCATAAGCGGATCGTTCGTCGAAGTACCAGCCATGCAACTGTTGTTTAGTGAGGATTTCTGCTACTTGGTGCTCAAGCGTGACCCATTGCGGGACTTCTGTTCCAAGTCCTCCTTTGCTTGTTGTTGGATCTTCTTTTGGAAGTGATTCCATAGTTTGTGTGTGACTTGTAAGTCCTGTACGCAATAATCCTCCATGTCTTGTGACCAGGTTTTCCAGTCAGTTTGTTTAGCAAAGCCACCTTTGTATTCACCCAATCTGTAACCGTATGCCTCTAAGGAATGTCGTCCGTAGAGTTGGAGTGGCATGTGTTTCCAGTTCCTAGCGTTGTCAATCTTAAGCAGATCAGGATGATACAAACGACTAAGAATAAGAGTGTCAATGGTTCTTGGTGGCGTGAACCACGGATAGAACTTTTGAATGACAGGGATGTCGTAGTTGATTACATTCTGACCAATGATTGTCTCAGCACCTTCCAGCATCGTGATGGCACGAGCGATAGGTTCTTGAGTGCCTTCATCGTTGAAGACATAAACCTCATTGTTACCAAGGTCTTTGATAGCAACACAGTGGATCGTGGTAAGGTTTTCGTACAGGCCGTCAGTTTCGATGTCGAAGAGTAGGTTCATTTGAACAGCTTCTTCCGAAGGTCTTTGTAGACCAAGGCCTTTTTCATAAAGGCATCTTCCTCTTCATCAAGAATCTTTCGGAGATCATCGAGAAGTTGTTCGATGTTCTCCTCGTCGAGATACTCACAAACAGCACCACGAAGGTTCCGAATCTTGAACTCTTCAGTAGACATCGTTAGGGCTCCAGTGTGGGTTGACTCCGTAGTACTCAGCAAGCACTTCAAACAATGCTTCAGTAGTGATCACAAAGCCTTCACCTTCAATCTCACCACGCTTATGCATGGCTACGAGCTCTTCTTTTGTGCAGATGATGAGTGTTTCGGTGTCATGCATCGATGGTTTTGGCGGGGTACTTGATCACAGCCTCTAGTTCCTGAAGCGTGTCTGCCCGGTAGGGTTGTGCTCGTTGCACCATTTCTGGTGAAGGCGGGTTGGGTCGCTTTAGGAGCGATTCGTAGTTAGAAGTCCGTTGTTGGGTCGAACTCTTGTTCGGGTTCATGCTCGATAAAACGGCAAGTGTTAAGGTCATAAATAAGGTCACAACAAGGGCCAACTTCTCCGCTGTAGCGATTTTTGAGTACTCGTACAGTTGTTTTGGAGTTGGTTTGTTGATTCCGTTCAAGTGCAATAACGGCATCACTCAATTGCGCAATGCTGTGTGATCCTCGTAACGAACCAAGGCTCACTCGTGCTCCTTCTTCGTGGCTTTGATCACCACTAGGACGACGCAAGTGAGAGACAAGGAACAATGAGATCCCAGTCCGTTCCACAAGGGAGCGAAGCTTGGTCATTGTCTGATCGATAACGCGACGTTCATCTCCGTCAAGACCACTCAACAAAATGCTGAGGTGATCAAGGAAGACGATCTTTACGTCAAGACCTTGGGCAAGATACTCCACACGGTTATAAATAACATCGGGATCAAAACTACCGAAGCCATCAAAAAGATAAAGCGGCCAATGTCCAAGGGTTCTGGAGTAGACATCTGTTAGTTCAGTGCGAGAGTGTTCACCAATGTGGTAGGACTTACCTTCAGCAACGGACATCAGTCCGAGAGCTGTACGACGGTTCGATTCTTCAAGTGCTAGGTAGCCAACACGCTCACCCTTGTTGAGTAAGTGTGTGGCAAGTTCTCTACAAAAAGAACTTTTCCCTGTCCCTGATCCAGCGGTCACGGTCACCAATTCGCCATTTCTAATGCCGTGAAGCTTTTCCTGTAAACCTTTGAATGGATACTCATGGAGTCCGTCATCGTTAGGTTTAAGGATCTGCTCTAGAAGACTCTTCGCTTCGACAATGCCATCTGGGCGGTATGCGGAAGCGTTCCAGATTGCCTCTTTAATCGCTTGTGCCTTGCCAGCCTGGAGTGCATCGGAAGCATCCTTGAAATCTGGCAAGTGAGCGATCTTAACTTTGCCTGGTGGCAATACCCCTGCCGCATCCTTCGCAGCTTGACGCCCAGGATCGTCCATATCAAAGAAGAGGACAATCTCCTCATAACCCTGGAGCCACTCAAGCTGCCTTTGAATCGCACGCTTGGCCGAATTGGCACCATCCGGTATTGATACCATCGGCCAATTCCCCGAGTAAGCTTGATAACACGAAAGCGCATCAAGTTCTCCTTCGGTGATAACCACTCGCTTTCCAGAACTTGGGAAGAGCTGCTGTCCAAAGAGTTGTCCATCAGGGTTTGATCCATCCCATCGGAATTGTTTGTCAGGGGTTTTTACCTTGGCACCAGTGCATGTTCCATCCTTTGAGAAGTAATGGAAGTAGAGTTGATTGCCTTCTCGATGGACTCGATACTTACGGCAAGTCTCTTCACTGAGGCCACGTTTAGGTAGTGGTTCAGGTGTTCCCTTAATGGGAAATGTCATTCGTGGTTTTGACGATTTGACGATGTTGAATTCACCAGGCTCGCGATAGCCACACCCAAAGCACCAGCTATGGCCGTCGTCGTAACGAGCAAGATTGTCTCGACTACCACAACTAGGACAAGGTTCATGTGCAACGAAGTTACTTGTTTCTGTATCGGGAGATAACAGCATTGATCAGCTTTTCGTAAATGTCAGCGGAGTTCTGGAAGTACGAGTGCCAATCATTTAATGCTTCAGCAAAACAAGTGACAACTTCATCGGGTGTCAGTTCACCAAGCTTGATCGCTTCCTCTGCTTCACACAAAGTGTCAGCAAAGTATTCAGTGATGCGCTCTTTAGGAGTCATTTCTGTGTGTGGAAACGTTGGATCAACTCTTCGTAGCTATCCAATGCATCTTCAAAGCCCTCAACAATGTCATTCGGTGAGGAATGCTTGTCAAGGGCCATGATTAGATTGGTAGCTAGATCTTTGATCAGCTCTACATCAGCCATTCGATAGGGATACTGTGGAACACACACCATTGGAAGCCGTGTTTCTCGGCCCATTTGGCGTACGTAGTTTTTGATCCTTTGTAGATCTTGTTATAGGGCGATTGAAATACAAAGCGAATGTCAAGGTCAGGATTTTGATTCTTTACTGCCTTCATCTTTCGACGATCCTCTTCGGTCAGGTGACCTTTTACCTCAAGGTAAATACCATTGGGCAAAAGAAAATCGGGGCAGTAATTGTGTTGGATCTGATAAGCAACCTTGGTTGATTCATACTCGTACTTCACGCCCAGGTTGGTGAGAAGATCAGCAACCTTCTCCTCCAACCCAGAGCGGAATGCCATAGAACTTAGAAATCCACGTCGGTTTCAGTTGCAGGAGCCGGGGTCACGTTCGGATCCTCAGCTTTGAATCCCTTGGTTTTACCAAAGAGTTCAGCAACGTCTTCAGCATCCATGTCACCAGTATCAACACCAGCACTGCTGGAAAGGCTGATGATCTGAATACCTTTCAACTTCAAGCTGGTGCCATAGGTGACACCATCCTTGAGGATGTAGGGCTTCTGGAAGAATGCCAGCTTCACAGTACTTCCGCTATAAACGGGAAGTGCTGAGTTGTTGATGACCGTGCCCTCACTATCGACAATTGTGGGGCAGTTCTCCTCATTCCAGGAGAACTTGACTTTGTACTTACCATCGGAAACTTCTTCCCATGGTTCAGGCTTCAGCGTTGCACGCTTTGGGTTCTTCAACTTGGATTCACACCACTTGAGAACTTCAGTGCGGTCTGCTTCCAGTTGTTCGATCAGATCATCAGTAAAGACAGTAGCAAGAGAGTAACCAAACTTGCTGGGCTTCATCACAGCCTGATAACCTTCAAGGACAACAGGCTTTTCGGTGACGATAGTTTTGGGGGCCATTAACAGAAAAAATAGGTGGATTCAAGAACGGAATCAAGATCGAGATCACCAATGATCGGCGGCTCAGTCTCTGCTCCGATGGCTTCAGCAAAATCCAGAAGTGGATTGCTGGATGAAAAGATTTCGCAGTAGGTTTCCCTGACTACGTGATTCAATGTGCCCATATCAGTTGCCCGACAAAGCACTGAATCGTGGATCACCGTGAACGGTGCATTGAACTTCAAGAATGCCAAATGTAGTATTGAGGCATCCGCGCTATGAATGAGATTGGGAGCTGTGCTGGACTTATGACCAGCAACATCTGGTCCTTCGTGACCTGTAGTTAGGTTCACTTCACAACGACCAAGGATCTGCAAAAGTACAGTCGATACTTTCCTTTTGCGTCTGTTCTGTTTAACAACAAAACCTGATGGCGTCTCCCAAATAAGGTGATCTACGCCGCGTTTGAACGCTGCGCCAACTTCTTGTTTGATCCAATCCATGACACGCATTGGACCGGGGACAACCTCATACATCGCTTCTCTGACTGCATTAACAATCAGAGTGAGTTCTTCTGGTGTGAACTCAGCATCCTTTTCCTTTAGAGCTTCACGGATGTAAGCCCTGTTGGAATGCTTGGTGGCGTTGTATGGAATGGTCATCACTGTTCTCTTTGTGACCTTCCGATCAAGGAGAGCAGCTAGGTGATCTGGCAGCTTTGGCTTAGCCGTTTCTGCCACAACTTTGTATGCATCCTGTGGTGTATCTGACGGAAAGACATTGACCAACTTTGCAGTTGATTGATCTCTCGCCATACCAGCCAGGATCTGTAGTCCTGAGCACGTAGCGTCAATAGCAACTGGCAGATTTGTCCAACTTCTTGTGCATTCAATGACACAAGCGTTGTACTCCTCACATGCAGCGAGGAACTGCCACGGCTCATCTGCTGCCTCCCATTCAGCTATCTCCACAAGTGGAGCGTTAGCCACACGAGAAATCAGGTCTTGGTTCTGGAGAACCCAATCCTGACGTTCTTGCATCGTGGCTTTGTCTAACCCATAGGTTGTTGCCACTTGGAATGCCAGCCAGGCTTCCGCTTCATCCGTCATGAACGACGGCTCAGCAAACTTCAGTAGAGACTTACCGAAGTCAGTGTCTTGTGGGGTGAGAAAGGCTGGGATCGGATACGTTCGACCTCGATAGTCAAAGGACCACGGGAGATAGAACTTGTCTTTCCCCTTGAAGATCTTGACGGTCTCCATGGTCATTCGTGTACGGCAGGACCGTTTGAATGACGCAGCGTTGTGGTTTAACACCTCTGCTGCTTGCCGTCTGTACTCGTGCCTAGCCTCTTCGTTCTCCGCAATGTCGAACGGTTTGTTGGGGAGGGGTAGCTCAATGATCGGCAAGAACTTACCGACCTTGTACTGGCGCTCCATCAAGGTCTCAGCCACGTCGACGATGAACTCGTTGAGCGTGTAGGCAACCTTCTGGAGCTTGTTCAAAAACAGGAGTGGCGTGTTCCCCTGTACTAATCCGTTATCGCCCCTGCGGACCATCTCATGCCCATGCATAACCTCGTTGAGGAGGTAGCCACCAGCCTTGATGGGACTCCAATCTCGTGGTGGGACCAACATGGGCCAAGCCATTGGGGCAAACATCAGCGCGTCTTGCATCAGCTCCTCCTTTTGCATGGCAAAGAGAAGGCTGGGGACAATCAAGGTGCAACGCTTTTTGTCCTTGATGACCATGTGTTTGTCAAACCACTTAGTGGCCTTCATCACACAGTCAAGAAGCCATCCTCCGAGCTTCGCTCGTATGGTCGTTGTCCAATTGTCCCAGTGATGCTCGTGCCGATTCATCATCGTGCGAGCCACCGTGGCCTTCTGCTGGGTGCCACAGGCGCTGTGCCAGTACTGCCGCTTGATGCGGTCATACAGGTCAGGATCCTGAGCCTCATACCAGCGGAGCTGACACTCCTGCTCAAGGGCCTGGCCAATGGCTGTGATCACATTGGCGATCTCATTGGCCCTGTCCTTTGGACTAAACACCTTATCGAAGGTCAGCTTCAACGCAATGGCTGCTGCTGCCTCCGGTTCGATCTCAGCGAGGTACTGGTGGATGGTGGTGAACTCGACGCCGTTCTTGCCCTCATGGATGCGCTTGAGGGTGTCCTGTATGACCCGTGACACCTCTCCAAGGGCTGCCTGGATACTTGCGGACCCATAGACCGTTGCCGACCCGTAGGAGCGCTCCTCCAGCTTGCGTGTCTGATCGAGAAGGCGTTCCCGCCCGTAGGCAATGGCCCTCTTTTCCAGTTCGATTTGTTGCTCGGTGAGAGCAGGTGAAACCATGCTTGTCTCAAGAAATGTGTGCAGTTAGTACCGGTAAAAAGTGCTATCCACTAGTGGAGCGACCTAGACAAAAGAAAAGACGGGGACTAGCCCCGCCTTGACTCACTAATGCAGTGCTGAGAAACGCGAACCTGAAACTAGCGCGTCTACCAATTCCGCCACATCCGCAAGTGGCACAAGGTCAACTGGCGCAGTCGATTTCAAGGAAAAATCGAGTCGTCAGACCCTGTAAATCTCGGTTTTGGACTCACCGAAACGGCGGCTCAAACCCGATGAAAAGAGCGTATCACAGCACCGCTAGGAGCGGTTAGATCCGAGCCATTGCAGCTAGTTGTGGCATCTGGGCCAGCAATTGTTGCAAAGCATTAACCTGGTTGAGGAGCTGGTCATAGGACGGTTGAGCCGGCTCAGGAGCAGGTTGGGTTGCCCGATTGAGCTGATGGTTCAGCGCATCCTGTGCCTGGTTGCGAGCCACGTCCGAGATCTTGCAATAGCGGAGTGTGGTCTCAATCCGTTTGTGGCCCATCAAGTCTTTGATGGTCAACGGCGGCACACCAGATTCATTGAGAAACGTGGCGTAGCTATGACGCAGTGAGTGGATCACATGTTTTTCATCAATCCCCACATATTTGCGGATCTTGTTGAATGAGCGTCGTAACGAATCAGCACTGCCGAAGTCATCTGCAAAGATGTGCTTCTTTGGTGGCTGATCACGTGTCCTTTCAATCATGAACGGAAGGATCCGATCCTGAATAGGAATCACACGCCAGTTCTTGGCCTTGGTGATGAAACCGTCACGCCCACCTACGTGGATACGCAGGTTAGGGATGTCAACGTCCATCACTCTGAGCTTTTGAAGCTCACCCAGGCGCATGCCAGTCAATCCCAGCGTTAGGAAGATCTCCCCAATCGCCGGGTAACCAAAGACATTGCATGCAGCCTCATACAACTGCTCCATCTGTGACATCGTGAACCACGTCAGACGTGACTCCGAACCAGTGAACATCTCCAACGCTTCAAACGGAACCTCGTCAATAAAACGATGCCGTTTGCAGTGATTGACGATAGTTCTAATGGTGTCGATGACCTTGTTAGCAGTCTCTTTTGATGTCCAGTTACGTTCATCTTCAAGCTCAAAGATTAGCTGAGTAACGCCAGCCTGATCAAGCCTAGAGATAGGGTAACTAGCGCCTCGCAACTCAAGTACATGATTGACTTGAATGGTGCGAAACATCGAAGGCTTTGCAATGTCACGCGGCCTTTGATCTTTAGGTAACTGTTGAATACGTTTCCACTCATCAACAGCCTTGCGTTCACGTACCCATGATTCACGAGTCTTGAACGTGTACTCTGCACATTCACCAAATGTGCGACTAGGTGCCATAGAGAATCCTCTTGATTGTGAGAGCAAAGCGTTCACCACGGGGTGTCAGAGACAAGATGTGGCGAGCAGCCATCAAAGGGTCTGGTTCCTTTTTGATTAAGTTAGGGCCGGGTTTTCCGAACCTATCCCAATCCGAAAGCGTGTCCGTATTACGACTTGCACTAGCAGAACTCATCTTAAGATCTTTCTCAAGATCAGTCTGTAGCACACGTTCATGGATTGCGATGTATAGAAATGCTGCGATAGCTTGAGCCGGTAGACTCTTTTTAAGGGCCCTAAACTCAGCTATCACCTCTAAAAGAGGTAACAAGTCTTCATCAACAACCTGCTTGAGGACCACTTTCGTCGGGATCAGACCACTCCCAAACTAGCTCAAAACACCCCATTGCTGCACTAATGGAGGATTTTGTGCAGCTTAAATTCAGCTTTCGTGCAGCGAAGTGCTTCTGCCAGCCGCAGTAAAATCCGATGTAGGAAAAATAAACGAGGGTCAAGCTTCCAAGGCGACTTGTAGAGGGTTAATACAATAATACTGGCGTACCAACTGGTCAAGTGGTGTTTCGTCATACCGGGCGCAATATGCAGAATAGGCATAAAGCGACGGATGCACCGTGAGATCATTAAGATCCTCCGGTTCGCATTGGTCAATGGTCAACATCATTCGGGAAGGTAGTTAATCGTTCCGATAATGGAGTTGGTCAAGATTGTGACCTCATCATCAGACAAAGCATGATCTCGTATGCGGTTGTGAGCCTTTGACTCCAGCTTGTATGCATACTCTTTCAGTTTGTTCTGCTTGCGGTCATAGACACGAACAACAGCACAGTAAGGATCAGGAAGATGCCATTGCATGACTTCCTCCATCACTTCCTCAACTGTTGCTGTTTCGATGTCGTTGTCGCTTAGGTTGTGCACCTCCTCCCATTCGTTGGGAAATGGATCTTTCTTGGCCATATGATGGGAGCTTAAAGCATCGTTCTAGTTCCTGGATTGATTCCAGATCACCTTCGCAGTCAACAAGGCATGCATTGAGCATGCAGAATTGACGGCTTAGGCGTTGTTGTAGCGGTTCAGGCAAGGAGTTGAGTCCTTGTGTGTACGGCAGCCTTTTGCTGTCGTGGAAGAAAAATAAGAGGGGGCGTTACTTCACGCGCCACAACTCCCCTTGGGCGAGGATCCACTCTCAACAGCGGTGGATCGGTGCTTCTTATGTAGCCGTGGTGAGGGCTGCTCCGGCATTCGCTCGGGATCGCTCCCGATGCATCAATAATGCCGCAGCCCTCCACTTCTGCAACGCTTACCGGCCAGTCCTTGGATCGTCACACAGGGCACGCTCCACTAGGTACGCCACAAGGTTGGACATGCTGCGTCCCTCCTTCTGTGACC